CTCGAAAGGAACACCTACAAGAGACTAACATCTCTTGTAAAGAGCCTTCCGACGGAGCAGTCGGGCGCGCCCTCCCAAAAGGGAGTGCGTGCCCACCGGCACCGCGGAGGCGATATGTCTCCACTCCAGCAAGTTTGGACAGCTTGCTGGAGCGGTCTTGTCCTGTCTGGCTGGGATTCGATGCGCGTGGCTTGGTTCCTCCACCGATGGGCCTGTAGGTCCGCCCCTAGGGGCGTCGCCTATCAGGTCGATTGCGTGAAGAAGCTTTGCCACAACGTTCGCGGGGCCTCCCTGCACTCCAAGAGGTGGAAGATACAGCCGTGCGGCATCCGAGAGGATGTCGTCAGCTGTCTCTGCCGCCTGGCAGTGCGAGAACCCGAGAACGGCTTCGCCTTCTCCCGACTCTCTAGGTCGTTGCCGGAGCCTCCTGCGAGGGAGGCCGTCCGGCACCTTCAGAGCGCGGCGGAGATGGCGAGCGCACCGTTTCCCACATCGGCCGCCGCCTTGGAGTCCCACAGGTCCTTCGTGTCGCTTTCCAAGCGTGCACGACGGAATCCGAGGGCTCCAAGGCGGCTTCCCTCCTCCAGTTCGTCCTGTCTCGAGTGGCCTGCCACTCGAGGCGGGATCGATGGTTACCTCGAACACCTTGGGCACGGGCTTGAGGAACGTGGCGCCACGCAAGCCGAGTTCTCTCGGTTTGCGGGCGACTCCCTGGGGGCGTTCTGCCTCCAGAGAGCACGTGTCGTCCTCAGGCCGTGTACGGGTGTTAGTGAAGACATGAGGGAATCGTATCGCTGCGCGGGGTTGCTGGCACTCAGGGCGGAGGGGAAACCCTTCGCCATGAAGGCAACCGCGCTCAGGACTCCCGGCTACAAGGTGCGCGTCGTTGGTGTTCCCGACGCACGTACCTTTGTTGAAGGGAGCTGGATTCGAGAGTCGTCCCGTCTTCTGCCTCCTGGGCATTGGACGATCAGCTCCGAGTCCCGTGAGATTCCTGGCGGTCTTCACTACCGACGCGGGCACACCTTCCGTTCCCTGGACTTGTCCAAGGCGACGGATGGGTTGTCGCACGCGGCGGTTGAGGTGATCATCGAAGCGCTCGTTCGTCGTGGGGCGATCCGTCCTGCGGATCACCTCATGGCGCGACGGTCGCTCGGACTGGTGGGGAACACGACTTGGAGCTTTCCCGATCCGATCGGGGAAGTCGTGTTCTCCAGAGGGAGTCCGATGGGCACACCTCTCAGCTTCATAGTTCTCTCTTGGGTGAGTGCTTGGGCGGTCGGTAAGTTCAGCCGATCCTTGACGCATGGAGACGACGCGGTTGGCAGGCATCGGATCGGATCCGATGCCCTTGACACTTATGCCAGCCGTGTCGCGTCCGTGGGCGCCCTGCTCAACAAGGGGAAGACCTTCAGGGCCGACCATTCTTGGACGGCCTGCGAGATCCTCGCCCTTCCCCGAGGGAACTGTGAAGACAGAATGACTCTCTTTATACCCCCTTCTATCCCTCCTCCGGGCCTTCGGGCCCCGGTGGAGGCGGACCCGAGGCTTGAGAACCTCTGGTTGCGCCGGATGGAGAGGGTTATCAAGAGTCGCTTCCCGTGGATCAAGTGCGACCCCCGGCTCCATATTCCAGTGGAGGCCGGGGGGCTTGGCTACACAGGTCGCGGTCTCGCCGTTGGTCGCGCTCTCCGATCTCGCCTCGGTGCCCTGGTTTCCAGGGGGCCGAATGCCGAGGTCGGAGCCGCTCTCATCGGCAAGAAGCCATTCAGAGAGGTGGGCCTCTTCCCGCGTCCTCTTGTACGGGTCCCCAAGCCAAGAGCATACTGGAAGGCGGCCAAGGCCGTCGACCAGGAGCTCGCGCCGCTGGGCGCAGACTTGGTATCCGTGCCGCTGGAGTCCTTCGAGTCCTTCAAGTGTCAGCTCGTCGAAAATGAGCTGAGACTCTCTGAAGGAGAGAAGTTCCGGCGGAAGAGGGTTGCGGGTAGACCAGACAGTAACAAGAGATCTGCCGTGTTCCGGCGCTTGAGCGTCAAGCCCGCGAAGCCTCTTACGAGGTTTGGCGGCTTGGCTAGCCTCAAGCGTTGGGCCCTCGCGTGTAAGAACGTGAGGGTCACGGTAGATCAAGACATAGCCTCT